GCCAGCACAACGATAGGGCGGAGTAACGGCCATGAGAGCCTTAGCCACCCGCCCCGCCCTGCTCGCGACTGTCGCGACCGAGACCCTACGCACGATCCTCGTGCAAGCGCGCATCGACCGCGACCATGTCGCGGCGCGTCTGATCGACACTGAATTGTTTTACCGTCAGCCTATCGTCACGCATGATTGCGGCTACGGCCATTGGATGGCTACGCGAGGCGATTACGATCTGGATTGCCTCGTCGGCACTGGCCGCAACGAGCAAGAGGCAATCGAAATGCTGATCGACTGGGAGGCGGATCACCGCGCCAAAGTCTAGCCTTTCACGAGAGCCCTAAACCCCATGAGAGCCCGCCTAGTGCGGGCTCTTTTCGTTTTGCAACCTGAGGTAGATTGCATTTTCAACCCCCGATTAGTTGAACACTTCAACGCAACCCCATATAATAGGGCTCGAAATTAGTTCAACCCAATCGGAGTAACGACCAATGTACGACCGTGATATGCCCCTGATGTCCGCCCATGCTCTGGCTTCGCCGAGTGGCCTTGTCGAAGTTATCGCCTTCGTGCTTTGCACGATCCAGCAGCCTTTGCAGAGCGTTGCCCGCCAGATGGCCGACATCCGCGCCAATGGCGTGGACAGCAAATACCTTTTCGGTTCGAAGCGCGACGGCTATCGCTACGCTGTCGAACATGCGGCCGTGCTCCATGCCGCCATCGTGAAGGCTGTTGAAGTCAATGATGTCGTGGGCGCTGTCGATGTCCTGACCAATGTGCCCAGCCTTGGCGTCGTGAAGGCGTCATTCGTGGCGCAGATTTGCGGGCTCGAAGTCGCATGTCTGGATACCCACAATCTGCGCCGCCTTGGCCTGTCAGAGAGCGCCTTCAAAATGCCCAAGGGCCTGAAGCACGCCACGCGCCTCGCGAAGATCGCCGCCTATGTGGCGATCTGCGCCGACACTGGCGGCGCTCGCCATTGGTGGAATTCGTGGTGCGAGTTCGTCGCGGGCAACCGCGCCAACCGCTCGCTCGCGACGGCGGATGCCGTGAGCGCCTATCACGTGGCGTGCATCGCATAGCGCCACCCAGCAGCGCCCTACAGAGGCGCGAGGGGCATCGGATGATATCCGATGCCCCTTTTTTGCGTTTGCCTCTCTGTGAGGCTGGCTGTAGGGTCTGCGGCCATGTTCACACACATTCCGGCTAAGCATGAGATGGTTCTCATGCACGTGTTAAACGGTTTGCCCGGCTCCCACGCCTATGCCATGGTGTACGGTCAGGACCGTGGCAAGGCGACCTGCGAGGTGAATGCCTCGCGGATACTAAGCTCAGCTAAGGTCAAGGCCAGACGGGCCGAACTGCTGGCGGCCCGCGCCGCAGCCACTCCAATCAGCGTCGAATACCTTACGCGAGAAGCGCTTGCGACTGTCGGTGAGGCGAGGGCTCTGGGTCAGGGCTCTGCCGCGCTACAGGGCTATCAGTTCGTCGCCAAGCTACACGGGCTCCTGATCGACAGGCAACAGACCGATGTCCTGATACGCAAGCCAAGCGCGAGCCCTGCGAGCCCTGATGAACTGTCAGCCGAGCAGTGGCTAAGCGAGTATGCTGTGACAAATCAGATAACAAAAGAGCCCGAGCCCGAGGGCTCTGAAATCATCAATACTTCAGATATACTTACTCAACCAGAGGATGAGCACTAACATATGATATTAACATATGTTAGTCCGCCCTCGCCGCTCAACCCTAGGTTGTGTAGCGCATAGGTTGTAGAGGGGGAGGGGGCCGCAACCGGAAATAGGCCCCACCTACGGTTGTGGGGCCCCACGAAAATTTACACGGAGCCCGAAATCGAAGTGGAGCCTTGCACCACTAAAGCGGAGATGGTACGCTTCCGAAATGCGTAATTTCAATTCGATTGACCTGACCGGAAAGACCTACGGTCGCCTGACCGCCCTGTCCCGCACCGGCACGAGCCTTGACCGTCGCACCCTATGGCTCTGCCGCTGCGCTTGCGGCAACGAGACCGAGGTCACCGGCAAGGACTTGCGGACTGGACATACCCAGTCCTGCGGCTGCATCCTCGTCGAGACGGTCGTCCGGCGCGGCGGCGCGCACGGGAAGTCCGGCACCCGCCTCTACCGCATCTGGAGCCAGATGTTCATCCGCTGCGGGAAGCCCCCCACCTACACGCACGTCAGGGTGCTGTACCGCGACTGGGAGGATTTCCTCATGTTCGAGGCTTGGGCGCTGAACAACGGCTACCGCGACGACCTCACCCTTGACCGCAAGGACACCTTGGGTGGATACGAGCCCGCGAATTGCCGCTGGGCCACCCGCAAGGAACAGGGCGAGAACCGCTACAACCGCGTGGGCGGCTACACCCCGGTGCCGTAGATGTTGCAAGCCATGGCCCAAGCCGTTTTGCTGATCGCCCGCGCCGAGGCGATAGCCGACACCTCGGTGCGCGTGCCGCTGGTGTCTTCGGCCATCAGCGAAATCGAATACGACTTCACGACGGAGACGTTGACGGTGGATTTCACGGATGGCGACAGCCATAGCTACAACGGCGTGAACGCGGGCACCTTCCTGTCGTTTGCCACAGCCGGAAGCCCCGGATCGTATTTCAACGCCAACATCAGGAACAATTACTGATGGGAGTAGCCCAGCGTGTCGTCATCGGCTTCAAGCCCCAGCCCGGCCCACAGGTGGCTTTTCTCAGGGCTCCTTTCGATATCGTTGTGTATGGCGGTGCCCGAGGCGGCGGCAAGAGTTTCGCCAGCCTCGGAGAGTTCTGGCTCCATGCCGAGAAGCATGGACCAGCCGCCAGAGGTCTCATGGTCCGCAAGACACGCGAAGACCTTAAGGACACGATTGAAACCGCACAGCAGATGTATGGCAGCGCGGCAGTCTGGAATGACCAGAAGAAGTTCTTCCGCTTCTCGGGCGGAGCGATGCTCAACATGGCTTATCTTGAGACTGATGCGGATGCGCAGAATTATCAGGGATGGAGCCTCACCCGTGTGTACGTCGAGGAGCTTACCCAGTACGCGGACAGCCGTCCTATCTTTAAGCTGCTCGCCACCCTGAGGTCCGCCATCCCCGGCATCAAGTGCCAGTTCCGCGCCACCTGCAATCCCGGCGGGCCCGGACATCATTGGGTGAAAAGCTGGATCATAGACAAAGGCCCCCTGACGCCCTACACCGATCCCGATAACGGTTTGACCCGCGTGTTCATTCCGGCGAAACTGAGCGACAACCCGGCGCTGACGAGAAATGACCCAAACTATATTAACCGTCTCCGTGCCAGTGGCTCTCCCGAACTCGTTCGCGCTTGGCTTGAGGGTGACTGGGACGTCATTGAGGGTGCGTTCTTTCCCGAGTTCGCCAAGTCCCGGCACGTCGTCCAGTCCTTCCCCGTTCCGAAGGATTGGATACGCTTTCGCTCGATGGACTGGGGGTCGGCTAAACCTTTCAGCGTAGGATGGTGGGCGCATGTCCAAGACGATTATGTCACCCCGGCAGAGCGAAGAGTTCTTCCGCGTGGCGCTATCGTTCGCTACCGAGAATGGTATGGGGCTGCTGGACCTGATCAGGGTCTCAAGCTCCCAGCCGAGGTGGTTGCAGGCGGCATCAAGGCGCGTGAAGATCAAGAGGACATCGCCTACGGTGTACTCGACCCGGCGGCTTTCGCAGTTGTTTCTGGACCTTCCATTGGAGAGACACTCGGACGCCACGGCGCGCACTTCCGGCGTGCCGACAATACACGCACCGGGCGGGACAAGAGGATGGGGGGATGGGACCAGTTGAGGTCCCGGCTGCGCGGCAACGAGGACGGCCATCCGATGATCTTCTTCTTTGACCATTGCCGTGATACGTTGCGCACGCTGCCGATGATGCAGCACTCCGAGACCAACCCCGAGGACTTGGATACCGACAGCGAGGATCATGCCGTGGACGAGGTGCGCTACGCCTGCATGTCACGCCCCTTCCGCTCGACCTCCGCCCTCGAACTGATCCACGAAGATCGCAATCCGTTTCGCGTCTCGAACGCCTTCAAGCTCAACGAACTGGATTAAGCCATGGACCCGCGCGGTGCCCTCGCCAGACTGTTCCTCGCAGGGCGCAGCCCGGAGGAACAGGCCCAGCGTATCCTTCAGCAGAAGATCGACAGCGGCATGATGGGAGCCCCCGGCGGCGGAGCCCCGCCAAGTCCAATGACCACGGGCGCTATCCCGAGCCCCAGCCCCGGAGCGGGCGGCGGCGGAGGGTTCCTCCCCAACACAGGCCCCATCCCGACGCCACGCCCCGACCCGATGGTGATGCAGACGCCGACATCCGCGCCTTCGGACCTCGCTCCCGTCATCCCGACGCCGAGGCCCTCGCCGATGATGCCGCCCGACCCGATGGCGGCCAGCGCGCCGACCAATGCCACCCTGCCGTTCGTGCCGGGATCGTCGAGGATGCCGCCCGATCTTGGCGTAAGCCCCCTCATGCCGCCCGATCCGATGGCCGCCAGCGCACCCACCAACAATCCCCCGCCCATGCCGGAGATCGCACCGAGCCCCGTGCGTCCGCGCGACCCCATGCAAGCCTCCGCGCCGACCGAGATCGGAACCTACGAAGCCCAGCGCCAGTTCGGACTGCCGAAGCAGAAGCCAAAGCCGAAACAGACGCCCAAGCCGAAATCCTCGCGGACCGAGCAGACCAAGCAGTCCCAGCAGAAGTTCAAGGACCGACTGCCGCAGAACGCCCAGCCTAGGCAGTCCTGATGGCCGAAATCCTGCCGCCCGTTGCGCCTACCATCTCAGCCGAGATCGGCAAGCCCGACGTGCCGCCTGTCGCCCCCGCCGGGCTGCCGGAAGAGCAGCCCGAGGTCGACAAGGAATACTGGGAACGTTGCCTCGCCGATGCCGAGCGCGCCGAACATGATTTCCGCCAAAGAGGCCGCGAGATCATCAAGATTTACCGCAACGAGGCCGGAACCGTTGCGCTGACCGGCAACAAGAAAAAGGACAGCGGCATCGTCTTCAATGTGTTGTTTTCCAACACCGAAGTGATGCTGCCGAACATCCCC